ACGGTCATTGTTTACCTGGAAGGTAACTTCTGCACCGTCAGCTAATGCTGCTGCGTTTAATGTTATCTGTCCTGACTCTGTATTAAGAGTGACAGCAGTCGCTTTGCTTGTTGCTTGAGTAACAGTTCCACCAGTTGTATAACCGATGGCCTTACCAGCAACAGCTTCGAATTGAGATGCCATTAGTTGTTACCTCTAATCCTGAGCAGAAACATTGGTCGATCTCACGATGCCAATATTCTTTGTTTCGTAGACCTTCGACCAGTTGGCTACGGTTTCAAGCTGGGTACGAGTTGGATTTGTTGTAGTAACAGCCCACTTAGTACCAACAGGATGATATGTGTAATGGAGGTCAACAGCCATTGCATCTGATTTAGCAAGGATGTCTCTATCTGTCTCAGTCGTCAAACCTGCTTGCTCACCAGAAGCAACTGCCCCAGGAGTGAAGAAGTAAGTTGAATACTCAGTAGAAGCACCTGAACCTGTTTTGGCTACATCATCAGAAACGATGACCCTTAAACCGCAATAAGTAGGAACAGCTCCATTACTACCGTAAGCAGCAGCAATCGAACCACCTGAAGCGGTTGCGCCTGCGCCTGTGTCACCTGCAACAACGTAGTCCACCAGACGTCTTTCGACTAAGTCGTAGTAAACCTTTGAGTGCATACAAACAGCAGAAAGCTGATCACCTGCATCTCCAAGAATTGCCTTAGCCTTAGCAACATGCTTAGGACTTAAACCTGTAGGAGTGTCGCTACTTTCAGAGTCGATACAATTAGCAAATAAAGCAGAGTTACTGTCATTTGCATTAATTGAACCAAAGACACCTGACAATGCTGAAAGCAAGTCTTTCTGTCTCTGGTTTGCAATGTAAGCTCCAACTTTTGCACCAATAGCAGCCATTGGATCAGAGCCAGCAGCTAACGCCGCTAAATCTCTTGCTTCCCACGCACGACCTCTGTGAAGAATTACAGAAATCTGCTTATCAGCCTGGATCTTTCCAGGTGTTAAAGAAGTGCTATCACTTAGCACTTCGAAATCTCCAGAAAGGTTTGCTTTCCAGAAGGGAACGTTTACGAAATCACCACCTTCAGTCGCGTTTAATTCCGCCATAGGCTGAACCACACCGCTAGCCAAAAAGGCATCACGCTGAGTTGTCTGCTCAATCAAATACGGCGTAAAGACCTCTGGAATGATTACGTCCGACCTTACAGTCGCCATAAAAATTACCTAGAAATTAGTTTTACGATGTGGGTCACAAACCCGATGGCTCAGCACAGCCTTGCCTAATGACAATATATTAGCGTGCTGCTGCATTTTTCAAGCGATCATATAAATCTTTGTCAGTTCTAAACAACCTCATCTGTTCAGTAATATTAAAGTTTTCTTGCTCGAATGGGTTCTTGGTTCCTGGTGGAATGTCTCCCCCGCTAGACCTCCCAGCTGGTGCTCCGCCCCCTTGTGGCTTTGGTTGCTTTAAAATATATTCAGGCAATTGTTTCTTAGCCCACTCAGCGACAGGTGTTCTCTCGTAACCATCAACAACGACAGGCACACCATTCTCTATTTCTATTTTATCTTTAGGTAAAAAGTTATTTAGGACAAGAGTTGGATCATGCACTATTTCCGCCAAGGTTTGTACGGCGGGAGAAACAAGTTCTAACTCTCGCACTTTTGTTTCAAGTTCTGTGATCTTGCTATCTTTTTCCGCTGAGCGTTCCCTAAATTGATCCTCAAGTTTTGATCTGGCTTCTGTATATTTTCCTTGTTTTTCAAGTTCAGCTTGTTCGGCCTTATTCTTAAAATCAATTAAAGCTTGAACATCCACATCAGGGTTTGCTTTTGCTTTTGCTTTTGCTTTTTTCGTTTCGTCTAATAGCTCTGCGTTTTTTTTACGCATTGCATCTAATTCAGCTTTAAGATTCTCTTTTTCGGAATCAACAGCTTGCTCCACAGGAGCAGTTGTTTCGTCAGGCATAAAACCCACAGGGTTATTTAGGTGATTTAAACATAACGCTTTTTCTTCCCTTTGCCTTTTTTGCCTTTTTTTGCCATAATTAATCCAATCCCATTTTAAGACAAAGGGAAACCACTGAAAGTCAATGCCCCAAAAAGAAGCCTATATAGACAAGAGTCCCTTCACTGCGATAGGAATCGGCTACAATATCGACCCCGATGATGACAGAACAAACAACCAAGTAGATAAAGATCTCGACAGTTTTCTAAAAGCAGAAGGGATCAAAGCTACTACTACTAGAGTTACAGGAAAACCTGATTACCTTAAATAGCTTGTAGCACGATTTCAGTTATAGAAGATTCTTCAAGTTGTGCTCTTTCCCTTTTTGTCATCTTCGGATGATCACCCTCAAGCCAAGTCGTAGTATCCTTGCTCAAAAGCTTGTAGCGGACGCCTCTAGGTTGGATAACTTCGCTTTCACCCATGCCATTTAGTTTTTCAATAGGTGCTCCATATTTATTTACATGTCTTAGCACTATTTGATGATTACCCCTTTCTGTTGCCCCTTTTGCAAAACCGATAGCGGTATTAGGATTGGTTGTCCAACTTTCCATTGTTGTAACAGGTGAACCTCTTTCAAACCCCTGAACAATTGATTCAACTATTTTCTTGTCACCAACAGCCATACCCCTCCAAATTGTGCCGTCAGGCTGCTTATCATAGAATTTCTGCCCCATTCTAGGGTCTGTAGGAGCACCAACCCACTTAGGGGTCTTTGCGATATAATTCTCCATCTTGTCTGCGTTTCTAGCTAGCAAGTCAACCTGACCAGGTGTTCTCTTAAAACGAGAATTAAGCCCTCGTAAAGATTTCAACTCACCAGGGTTTAATTGTTTTCCAGCTAGTTCTGCCTGTTTTATTTGAACACCACGAATGTCTCTAAAATTGTTCCCAGTCCAGTTGCCAACCTCATATGTAGTCGCATCAAACTGCGGCCCTGACAAGTCATAGTCCCGCATTGCATTCTTACGATCTGGATCATAAAAGAGATCTTTTGTAGTTTTCTTTCCATTCTTTACCCTTGTCCTGGGGGGTGGAGGGGTTCTATCTGAATCGTTAGCAATATCCCTTGGGATAAATGACTTGTCATCCCATTTTTTAAGAGGTGCTCTTTTAACTTTTGGCTTTGGTCCTTCTAAAGCTAATTTCTCAGCTTTCTTAGCAGCCTTATCGAATTTCTTCTGAAGATCAGCAACGTGAAATTCTTCTATTTTTTTTCCTAGTTGTTTTGGTGTAATGGTGTTGTAATTCCCTTTAGGAATCAACTCTGAATAAAGCCCTTTTTTATTTTCAAACCATTTCTTATGCTTTGCTTTTGTTAAATCTGCTTTTTCATAGTCCTTCAAAGCAAGAACAAGATCTTTATCCAGTTTTGAAGCGGTTGCAACTTCAGGTGTAAACTTCTTAAACGTTGTTTCTTTTACTGACTGATCAACTATTTTCTTTTGTTCTGCTGTTAAGGGTTTATATTTAACTTTTCCTACTTTTTCTGCAGGTGTCATATATTTTCCTTCTTTAGCTATCAAAGCTTTTGAAGGTGGTTTCATTTTAGAAATCTTTTCCGAAAGCTTCTTGGAAGCTGCTAAAGAAGCCTTTGTTTTTGGCGATTTAGAAACTGCATCCCAATCAATTTTTGGCTTTGGTTTTATGTCTTCGGGTTTTCCATATCTCTTTTGCAACTGAACTAAAGAGACTTCTGTATTGTCATCTCTGACTAATTTTTTAAGGGCTTGGTCTGGCCCATATTTATTAGCAAGTCGATTAAAATACTTTGCTTTTGTAGTCCCTAAAGCTGCAACCTGTGCTCTTCCAGGGTCAAACTTTGTTTTTGGTTTTTTCTGTTCATATAACCACTTACCGTAAGTTGTGTTAGCAGGGACAGGCCCATCTGCACTTGCTCTTTTTCCTACAGGAGGTGGATCGAAGCCCCACTTTTTGTAATTTATAACAGCAACAGTTGTTGACCTACATCCAAAATGTTGTGGAGGTTCTGGCCCTTGGTTGTATTTGAAGACTGAACCATCTAGGTCTCTGCAAATAGGCGAAGTCCTTGAATCAAGCGTTGCCACATACCTATATTCTTCAGTGATATCAGGATTGGCTTTGTAAACACTTTGACTAGCTGTGTTAGCAACCTGATTAATAGAAGTTCTTACAATCGTCGAAATCTGACCATTTGCCATCTTTGTAACCTGGCCGCCCGCTAATTGCATTTGCTTTACGGTCTTTGCTTGATCTCCAAAATCTAAAGTACCGACAAGCTCCCTTGTTATTTGATCTGTTGTTTCACCAGACAGGAGGCCCGTTCGTATTACTTGATTGAATCTTTTAGCTTGCGATTGAGCCAAACCCCTAAATGCTTTCTTGACAGTCTCACCATTAGGTAAAGTTATTGTCTGACCTTGTTTTGCTGTCAAACGGAATGTTCCTTTAGGTTTAACAATCCCCGCTAAATCATCACTAAGAACAGAAATATTTAAAGCAGTAGGATCAGTATTAACAACAGCCTTAGCAAAGGATGGGCTAACAGCAACAGATCTCACACTATATCCAAGCTGATTTACTATCTTTTGTTCCATTCCAGATGGCAAAGCTTTCTTCATCTGGTCTGCAATAAAGCCAGTTTGAACCTTTGCAACTCCTTCAAGGTCAGCAATTAATGCATCAACACTTAAATTAGCCCAACTATCTAAACTCTTTTTCGTTTGTTTTATAAGTGCTCTTAATCGAGCAGCTTTATATGCAGGTTGTTTGTTTTTGGGCTGTTTCTCTATCTTCTTAAGTTGCTCCACAGCTTTCAGAATCACGCTGTTATAAGAATTTATAAGTTTCTTAGACGTAGTGTTGCTGAAACGATTTAAATCAATCGCATTACGATAAAAGGCAGAAGGGACACCCTCACCAGCAGCAATCTTTGTAGGCATTATTCAAGCTCGTCAGTATCTTCTGGCTCTGCTGATTCTTCTTCTTCCTCAGGTTCTACTTCTTCTTGGGGTTGCTCCATCTCTATTAGGTTAGCTTGTTGTGTTGCTTCAATTTCTTCATCAACATCAAATTCATCCCCAAGGACCTCTCCTTCATGCAATTGTTTTAAAAGTGTCTCTTGGGTAATAGTTCCAGCAGTGTAAAGTTGAAGCAAACTACCTATTTCTTGCGGTTCAAGACGTGCTGCTAAGAAATCACGATTAACAAAACTACTGCCAGCTTCATTACTGCCTAAATAATTCGCATGGAACAGAAGACAGTTATCAATTAAATCTTGAATCTGCTGTGCCAAGACCATTAGCGTACTATTTCCTTGAGAGTGGTCTATTTCTTTTGATTTTGCTGTCTCTGCGGATAGCTTGGATCCTTGAACAGCCGCTAGACTTAAATTATTTATTTGCTTTTCGATCTGTTCAAGTTGTTTAAATTGAGCTTCAAAACCTTTTCCTGTTATTTCGATATATTCAGCTCGACCTTCAGCCGGGAAGGCAATTGCTTCTCCTGGCCCAGCACTTACTTCTTCACTTGATTGAGGGAAACCATAAAAAGCCAGCATGGGGACACTGCTGATATGCAATTGGTTACTAAGATCTGAACCGCATTGATACGAGCGCAAGTTTAATTCCCCAATGTCCTCAAGTGGAGGACGTGACTCCATAAAGTTCACCCTGTTTGAATAAGCAACAGCAAAAGGAATTTCTGTTAATGATGTTGTTCCTTCTTCATATAAAACATATTCAGCTTTTTTTTCATCTTTACGATGTAATTCATAATTACCAGGAGTTAACACCCTTACCTGCTCAACTTCTTTTTCTCCATAAAAACCGTCCTGTTCAAATACCTTTTCTAAAAGCCTAAGCTGTGTAAATTTCTGAACCCCATCAATAATTTCTGTCCTCCAACCAAGAATTTCCCGTGGCGTATAAGTGACCCAATATGGGCGGCCTTTTTCACCAGCAGCCGGAGCATCTACGAGCACACCCACGTGTCCGTAGCGAATAGCCAATTTCGACAACTCAAAAGTCCAGACATTTAAATCATTATTTTGTAAATCAACATTAAATAAATTTTCCCTTATTTGATCACCAACATCATTCAAACGAACAGGTTTTCTAACTAACATTCCTGCCAACATTCTTTCAATGCGTTGCAGATATGGAGGAACAACAGAACGTGAAAGTCTTGCATCATAGGAAATATCTTGCTCAGAAGGTTCTTGTGGAAGATACCTTCTGTGTTTTTTACGAATACCAAACGAACCTCCTTGGAGGTCTTCTATAAGAATCCAATGCGGCTCCATATTCTGCCAAGCAAAACATGGATCTTCTACCGTCACACCTGCGGCGGCCTTTTCTCGGTTGTAATGGGTGTAGCCGCTATACATGATATGTGAAGAGTTTAGTTTTAATAAATTCTAATCCCTGTTCTGCTACCCGCACGAGCATACAGAATAGAGAACTCTCGATATACACAGTATCCTAATGCGTCATTAGTGTGATCGAAACCTGTATTTTTGCATGGAAGTTGTGTTTTTTCATCCCATGATTGCAGCTCAAGGCACTCGATTACCCTTCCGCAACGGGAGCTAACCTCCAAGCGTGATTCCCCTTTGGAGTTACAGAGAAGATTTTGCAAAGTCTGGACTCGATCTTTGATTGCGGGGTTAGCTCGCGGCGACATGTTGGTAAAGCCATAAGATTCGAGTATGGATATATCTGTCCTAGAGGCATTTGTCGAACGTTGCGATCCTGAAGCATCTGGAAACACCTGAATTTTACGGTTTGGATAACGCCTAACGATTTCCTGCGCTAGTGCGTCAGTGTCGTGCGCCTTCACAATTTCGTCTATTATGACTAACTTTTCACGGTCCCGCACACAGATAACAGCATTTGTATTAGAAATATTAAAATCTATCCCAATCTTAAGAATGGAATCACTGTAATCAGGCAAATTATCCTTAACGTGAATATCCCTAGAGAACCGATCATATACTTGACCCGTTGTTAAGTTGACGAACTGCCCGTCTAAATAAGCCTTGATTAATTGCTCAGAATAATTCTGCTCAAGTGATTGAATAAATCCATCAGGTAAATAAGGATTATCCATTGTTCTTGCTCTAATCAACGCGGTGTCTTCTGTTGCGTCTTTGTCGAAGGTATGAAACGCCCAACCATATCCCTCTGGAGTCGTTGAAGCATAAAACTGTTGATTATTGCCCGACCTCAATCTTGCTAATGCCATATTCATTGCATTGGTAGCCTCACCCATAGGAAGAGTATCTGCCTCATCAAAACCACAAGCGCAGAGATTCTGGCCCCGCAAGCGTTGATAAGTCAGGATTGTTCTAAGCAATATTTGATGATTTCCTTCCTCAAAATGAAGCGTAAATTCAGGCAACGGTGAAGCTCTATAACTAAAAGGAATTTGCCATTGATCAAAAAGATCATTCATCGTTCTGATCAAAATATCCCGAAGCATCACATTGGTCGGCTCGAAGATAGCTGAAACATACCCAATGTTGTCGGCTGCAATAACGCTGGCTTTCGCTACTAATCCATGTGTCTTTCCCGCTCCAAACCCACAGACTAGACCTAATTTTCGGTGCTCTGTATCTTCCACAAATGCCTTTTGATGCGGCAATAATCCTTCAAATATTCGCGCCTTAACTTCTGCCGCCGTAGGCAAACTATTAATAGAAGACTGATAAGCAAAAGCGGTAAGCGGTTCCTTGTCACATATCCCCGCAATTAGAGAAGTCAACTTAATTCAAACCTCAATAACCGAGCTTGTAATTCCACAGCGCGTAGGGCTGCCTGGTGATTACCACGTTTTGCTGCTTGAGATTCGTAATTTTGAAGACGGCTAAGAGCAGACAGGAGCCATTGTGGCCTCTCAATTTCAGCATCTAATTGAACCAGTGTTCTGGCTCTAGCTATATAGGTTTCTGATTGTCTTAAACCAACCTTGTAGTTTTCCGAACAGTATTGAACAACTTGGGTCTTACTGTGACCATTGATCAGTAAATTATAAACAGAATTAACCCTGCAATCAACTTCCCTGTCTGTAGATTTCTTAGCCATAGGATAAATATAGTTTATTCACTGAATTTTGGTTCATAAGCGGTGTGAATATAATTTCTAATAGAATTTAAATCACGGGACAACATAAGGATAGCGTCATCAGAGATAGGGTCATTTGAGTCAAGAGCATTATCGGCTAAAGCAGCCGCAGTATATTTGGCTTGAGCGAGGAGCAGAACCATACGGTCAACGACAGGTTCTTGTCTTTTTGAGACTGACATGAGACAGAAATGAGATTAGATAAGTGTTCCTACGTTCCCAATGTGCCCACCTTTGCCTATGAGTTTCCTTATTCTCTATTTACCCCTATATATACCCTAAATATATATATAATATATATATATAGAATATATATAGAACAGTTAGAACAGGTTATTAAAAGAGGGTCATTGTAAGGGGTTGCGGATGTTCCTACCTAGGGAACATCGGTAGGTACAGGAGGGAACCAAACGTATTTAAGTGTTCCCCCTATCCTTTTACGCTTTCTCTCATATTTGAGATTACGTAAGACTGATGCGACATTCATAGAGTCTGTTTTAGTCTGTCGTTCGACGGAGCGTTCAATGGCCTCGGTGAGCAAAAGTTCAGTTGTAATAGGTTTTATTTGATTAGACGGATCAGCTAAATATTGAGCAATAACAGGCGCCCAGGGGGACTCGACCATGTAGTCCATATTTTCAGAAGCGATTTCGGCCTCTTGCTCATTTGTTAAGTAATGCAGTTCGCCTTTACGGTAAGCGGCGACGGCTGCCGACCATATTGAATCTCTCTCAAGCTGTAAAGAATCGAGATCAATTGAATCAGTAATCGATTTTTGGCAAGGTATAACCCAGAATCTTCTATTGCCAGTGTCATCAATTAATAATCCTGATTGCTTGTTAGTCGAACCAACGACGATGCCTTTACGGGGCCATTCTTCAACAGACCGACCATAAGGAACACGTAATAAATCCGTAGAACGAGAAAGAAATGATTTAACCTGACCAGCATGTTTTCGTGATGTGATCGAATCCAATTCGGCCCACTCCATTATCCATGACCTATGAAGAACGAGGAGGTCATCCTTTGATGAAATATCTCCGAGTGCATCTGAGAAGAAAGGGCCAGCGAGCGTTTTCCAAAAGGAAGATTTTTTCACACCTTGCGCTCCTTGAAGAACGCAAGCAGAATCGTGCTTACACCCAGGCTGATATACCCGCCTTACGGCGTTTATCAGAGTTGCCTTAAGCATTGCATCGTAAATAGTTGGCTTACCAACGGCTGCATCTTTTGGTCGAAGGTATGTTGTAGCTAACTGTTC